AATTGAAGATGTGGAAAAGAAGTTAAAAAAAGGCGAGGAAGCTGAGGAAGAAAAGGAAAAGGAAAAAGAAGAGGTTAAAGAACCTGAGCCATCCGCACCTGCTGAGGGGGTTGCTTCCGATGAGGAAGCTCCTGAAAGTGGAGAAGGTAAGGCTCCAGTAGAGGAAAAAGAAGGTGCATCTACAGAAGGGGCGGAAGTTAATAAAGCGATGGATAAAGTTGCAGGGTCTTTGGAAAAACTTGAAAGTCAAATGGAAAAGTTTGAAGAGAGTTTTAAATCCTTAGACGGGCGGCTTACTACGCTAGAAAAACAGCCAGTTCCTTCTAAAGTTTCTTCTCCAGTTGTTGTTTCTAAGGGTGGTTCTAGAGTCCAATCTTCACATTCCGAAGATGAAAGATTAGCGGAAATTAAAAGAGAGCTGTCTGATTTAGAGGATATGAAGAAAAACCAGCTAGGGAAATATCAAATGGGGAAAATGTGGGAAAAAGCTATTAGTTTAGTAGATGAAAAAAATAGTTTGCTTTCCAAAAATCAGGCATAAGCCTGAATTATTAATTTATGATATTCATGAAGGGGAGGTGAAAAATAAATGAGCAATATACAAGTAGATGATGCTTTAAGAAGCATTAAAGAGTCTTTGTTTAAGGCTGCTGAAGTTACTTCTACCTATACCCACTCGCCTCAAACTCGTTCTGTTTTCTCTCCAGAAAACTTGGATGAGAAGGTGAAATTTTTGGTTCCTGTTGATACTCCTTTGAGGAACAGATTTCCAAGAATACAGGGTAAAGGACAAGTAGCAGAGTGGAAGAGAATGACTTCTGCCTTACAAAGCAAGATGCACCCCAGCACTAATGCAGGTACTGGTACTGCGACTGCTATTACTTTTGCTGACGCAGGCACTCCTGGTTCAACTGCTCAAACTTATGACGATGCTTACGCTGCTTATAAGCTTTTGGGTAGGAAACTAGAAGTTGGAGGTTTGGCTTTAGCTGCTTCTAAGGGCAGGTCAGGACAGCCTGATATGCAAACTGATAGGGAAAGAATAAAAATTTATGAGGTAATGCTGGGTGAGGAAGAGCTTCTGATTGCTGGAGACATTGACAACACTCAGGAATTTGATGGTCTGTATGAACAGATTACTACTAATTCTGGAAGCTATTTCAGTACAGGATTTGTTACTTATTCTGGTGTTGGTTCAATGTGTGAAGACGTGTTTGTTCACGGAGCTGACCCAACTCTTTTAGTTACTAATGCTCGGCAATTACAGGCTTTAGCTAATGATTTAGAGAAATCTAATTCTATTGGAAGAGCTGTAATTAGCCAAGGAGAGGTAGCTGGAATAACAGCAGGGTTTGCTGTAGACAGAATTGTTAACCCCGTTACCCAATCTTTGATTGAAATCAAACCTTCTAGGTTTGTTGGTTATGGTGGTTTACTGCTTACAGAAAAGTCTCCTGCGGGGGAAGTTTGGATTGAGATTGAGGATTTGATTCCAATGTCTCGTGTTGATGTTCCAACAGAAACTTTCTCTTATGCCAGTTTCGTTTTGGAGGCAATGGTTTTGAAGGTGTTAGGAGAGCCATTCCAAACAAAGTTCTGTGTTGGTGCCGTTTAAAGCCGAAGGCTCTTAGGCGAAGGCACATTGTTCTTCGTTCTCTCGTTAAACAGAGGACGAAGGCAGATAGGAAATAATGTGCTTTATTATCTCATCCCTATTCGCTTATCTGGTAGGGATGAGGTAAGAGAGTAAAAAGTTGCAAGGCTATGATGGACTTTCCACATAGAAATAAAATATGGCATCAAATTTATCTTATGCTTCCAAAACAGATTTACAAAATCTATTGTTAATTAATATAGATTCTTCTTTTAATACTCAAATAGATACTTGGATTAGTGCTGCTGAGAGAATAGTTAATAATTATATGGGGTTTACTACTGTTTCTGGATTATGGAACGAGGAAATAACTGATGAAATAAGTGATGCACGGGTTGATAGCGATGCCAATTTAGTAATCAATCCAAGAAAAAGACCGATTAATTCTGTTTCGCAGATTGAAATAGTAAAGGGAACTAGCAGTATTGATTTAGATTTGACTGATTCTGATGACAATACTCGTTATATTATACCAGCTACTAATGACAAGATTATTTTTCCTTCTTTTGAACTAAGCACTTCAAGTTCTACTGTTCTTCTTAGTAGTTTTATTGATATAAGACATTCAAAATTTTTTACTAAGATTGATTATATTGCTGGTTATACTTCGATACCCGAAGATATTACTTTGGCTACCACTTATTTTCTTGCTGATACTTTTATGCGTCAGGCTAATAAAGAGGGTTTAGTTGCTATTACACAGGGCAGGGTAACAAAAAGATGGGCAGAAACAAAAGATGGTGAAAGTAATTATATTAAAAATGGCAAAGCATTGCTTAATCACTACCGTATAGCGAGTGGTTGGTTATAAAAATGTCACTAATTTTAGACAGAGTAATTAATGTTAAAAGACTAGACCCAGATTCTGATAATACAAGGAAAGAATCTTATGTCTCTTATGCACCTTTACAAGATATAGCATGTAATATCCAGCCAGCCTCAACTGAAGACACTGTGATTGCTCAAGGAACTTATGGTCAAGCTTATGTTTGCTTTACTACTGCTTCTGGTATTTTAGAAGGGGACAGGGTAGTAGTTGAAGTAACTAATGAAGAATATGTTGTGAGAGGAAAAACTAATTGGATGAGTCCAGGTCTTTCTCCTCATATAGAATTACTATTAACTGAACCGGAAACAACGGAGTAAATATGAAGTTAAGTTTAAAATTTATTGGTTTTAAAGAAACAAGAAGAGATTATGAAGGAGCTGCTAAGAGTACAGGAAGCAATATTGATAAGGGTCTTGATACAGCATCTAAAGAAATTAAAGACAAAATGGCTCAGGAAGCACCAAAAGGTTTGAGTGGCAGATTGTCTAAAGATATAAAAATTACTATTCCTGAAATGCATTCAAGAAAAATTGGTTCAGAAGCAGAAAATATTATGCCTGGCAATAGATATTCGCATTATGTAGAGGTAGGAACTGGACCAGAGGGGGGTCATGGGCCATATGTACCAAATGTAGAGAGTATTGGGCAATATTATGGAGTAAAAAAAGAAATAGCATGGGCAATTGCTTTATCAATTGCCAGAAAAGGAACACCGCCAAACCCTTTTGTTGGCAGGACTTATGAGTGGGCACAAATGAAAGTAGATAAATGGGCAAGTGATATCGGTGATTTAATTAGTTTAAGTATACAAAGAGGTTATTAAATGAGCATATCAACAATAAAAACAAATCTATCAACTAAACTTAACGACATGGGCAGCTTAAAGGCTGTTTATGATTATCCATCTGCTAATCCAAGCGGTTATTATCCTTGTGCGATTTTAACTCTTAAAGACGGTGATGGAAGCTTTGCTACAACTGCTCATAATACAAGAAGGCATGGATTTTGGATTAGAGTATATCAAGAACAGTCAAAACAAGGACAAGGAGTAGAAAAAGCTGAAGATATTGCTGTATTAGTAATGGATGAGTTATATACCGCACTTGATATGGATACGACTTTATCAGGAGCTTGTAAGTATGTAAGACCCATTGGTTATGATGCGTCTTATATTGATAGAGAATTGGATACAAGAGTTTTAGAAATACAAGTAGATGCTTATGATATTGTATCTGCTGCTTAATTTGAAAGGAGGTGAAGATTAAATGGGAGCTATTGACATAGGTCGGACAGGAAGCTTAGGTATCGGCGTAGAAGCTGTGCCGTCAACGGCGGTTGCTGCTGCTGTTTTCCTATCATATTCTGATGGACCGACTTTGAGAGGACACCACGAGCCAATAGAAAATATTTCATCTAGAACATCTAGATTAATGGATTCTGATTCTGTTATTGGAAAGAAATGGGGAGAAGGTAATGTACAAATTCTTTGTGATGTGGTTAATTCTGGTTATCTTTGGAAAGTTGCTATGGGAAATGAGCAATATGTAAGTGGTACTCCAGATTATCACACATTTTATGCAACTATTTCTGGTAATGCACCGAAAACTGCTACCCTAATTCATAGTAGGGGCTCTACCGATGTTGAACAATTTACTTATTCTGCTATTGATGAGCTTACTTTTGAGGTTTCTGATAGCCTTGCAACGCTAACAGCCTCTTTTATGAGTAGATTTCCAACAACGGCTACTGCACAAACAGTTTCTACTACATCAGGGTCAATCTTAGCATTTAGAGATTACTTTATTCAGTTTGGTGCTAATTTGACTGCCGCTGGAACTGCGGTAGCAACGCCTTTGAGTGCTTTTACTTTAACAATTGCTAATAATTTAGAAATGATACACCGTAGCGGAAGTAATGATGTTTCTGCTATCAGGACAAAGGGTATGAGAGTATCTGGTAGTTATACTTTGTTCTTTGATTCTGTTACTGAGAGAAATAAATATTACCTTTTGGAAAAGAGAGCAATGATTATGACCGCTAGTGGTTATAGTAATGAATCATTAAGGCTTAGAGTACCGGAGTTTAGAGTAAATGAGGCTGATATCTCAACCGGATTAGATGATTTCTATACAATTACAGCTAACTTTGTAGTTGAAGATGATATAGATAGCGGTGTGAGATTCCTTGATATTCGTTTAGCGAATGAGAAGGAATCAGTCTATTAAAAATTAATAAATAAATTAATCAAGATGAAATTAAAAGGAATACTAGTTAAATGTTATTTTTATTTAGCTGGTGTTCCTTTTGTTCTTAAAAAGTTTTTTATAAGCCAGAAAGATAAAGATAATAAACAGCTCGATGGCTGTAATATAGATACCGATTAAGGTAATCTTTTGGCCTATTTGTATTAAGCTCATAGGTCAATTATAACAAATTAATAAATTAAAGGAGGCAATATGCCAGTATTAAAAGATTTTAGAAAATTAATTGAATTATCTTTGCCTAAAAGCAAGGGTAAAGTGTGGATATATGACTATATGTTGGCTCAGGACTCTATTGATATAGAGAAAATTTATCTTGCAGAAACAAATATTTCTGTTAACTCAGCTGACCAGAAGGTAAATCCGATTAGTTTGAGGGCGATTAAATATTATGAAGCCCAAGATGTAACAATGAAATCAATGATAGCAAAATGGGATTTTACAGATGAAAAAGGGAAGGTAATTGAGCCGACTCCAGATAATATTAAGAAGTTGCCGAAACAAGATTATGAATATCTAAAAGCAGAGGTAGATAAAAGAGTGGAAAAATTTAAGCTAGTTGCTGACCAAAAAAAAAATTAACTAAAAAGTTAGTTTTGGCAATGACAAGCGGTAAGGGAGGGGATGCTTTTAGAGGTTTTGAAGAAATAAGTTTAAGCAGGGTTACAAATTGGACTTATTGGGACATAGTAATGCAGCCAAGTTGGTTTATAGAAAAATTGAGTTTGTATATAAATGCTGAAAATATTGCACAGAATATTAAAAATAAAAAAGCGGAGGCTGAATTAAAAAACAAAAATTATGGCAGGAAGCGTTAAAGAAAACACTATTATTATTACCGGAGAAGATAGATTTTCTAATGTAGCGGCTAAAGTTGCTGGTTCTCTAAATAAAATAGCAAAACAAACAGGCGGTCTTGGTACAAAGCTTGAAAATATGGGTCGTGTTATGCAGAGAGTTGGTCGTGTCTTGTCTGTTGAATTAACAGCTCCGATTGTTTATTTGGCAAAGACTTCTGTTGATGCTTTTGTTGAAATGGATACTGCTGTAAGGAGACTCCAAAAGGTTTTTGATGGGACAGTAGAGCAGATGAGGGCAGACCTTATCCCCGCATCAAAGGAGATGGCAATGATGTGGGGTATGAATCAAGTAGAAATTGTTGGAGTTATGGAAGAGTTAGCTGCTATGGGTTTTAAAACTGAAGAAATATTAGATGGAACAGCAAGAGCTGTCGAAGTTTCTAAGTTAGGAAATCTTGATTTGGCTGGTGCTATGGATTTGGTTGTGGCAGTAATGCAAAACTATGGGGTAAGAGGAGAGGAATTAATTCAAACTATTGCTGACTTAAATGCGGTTGAAGATGCTGGAGCAGCTAAACTTTCTGATATGGCTGTTGGTTTAGCAAGAGTGGCTTCTATTGGAAAAGAGTTTGGCTTGGGAGTAAAAGAAGTAGGTGCTTTTATGAGTGTTTTGATTGCCAGAGGAGAACAAACAACCATTGGTGCTCGTGCTTTAAGAACTACTTTCAGCAGATTGTTAGCTCCGACTGGTGCGATAGCAGACTTGTTGGATGAGTTAGGTATTAGTACAGAAAAAGCCACAAAAGAAATGACAACAATGACAAGAACTGTAGGGGGAAATGCGGATGAAATGAAAAGGTTGGAAGGAAGAATGAAAACAACTACAGCATCTCTTGCTGATTATGAAGCTGGTTCAAGAGGAGCAAATTTAACTGATGAAGAAAGAAGTGATAAATTAGATGGGTTAAGGGGTACTTTGGCTGTTTTAGAAGACCAATATAATGCTGCTACAGGGGCACAAGAAACCTATACTGGAATGGTAGAAGTAGGAACTGGAAAATTAAGAAGTGCTGAAGATGTACTTTTTGATTTAGCAGAAAAGTGGGAAACATTAACAGAAGTACAACGAAACCAGATGGCTCAGACAATTGCTGGAAGACATCACGTTGACCGTTTTATTAAAATTATGGATGACCTTACTTCAGGACAGTCTGAGTATATGAGAATAATGGAAGAAACTGCTGACCCTCTTAAAAACCAAAATAGAATGCAGAAACAATTAGGCATAGAACTTGATTCAGCAGCAGTTAGTGTCGGCAGATTAAAAGAACAATGGAAAGATTTTCAAAGATTTTTAGGAAGGGATATTCTACCAATTGTAATACCTATAATAGAAAAACTATTAGAATTAACAGTAAAGTTTAAAGGATTAGATGATGGAACTAGAAAGACAATAATTACGTTTGTTTTACTACTTGCTGCTCTTGGACCTTTCCTTATTTTTGCCGGATTACTTGTACAGAGTATAGGAGCTTTAATAATAGCAGTTAAGGCTTTAGGAACTGCAATTCTTTGGCTTATTCCTTTTATGTTGGCTCATCCCTTTATTGCTTTAACGGTAGGGGTTGCTGCTCTTACTACTGCAATAGGATATCTTATTATTAAATCAGATATTTTAAAATCGAAACATGATTTGTTGACAGATGCTCAAAATAGGGAAGCAGAAGCGGCACGGAATTTAAAAACAGCAAAGGAAGAGCTTGCAAGAGCTTATGATGATATCGTAGCTGCTGAATTGAGGGAGGAGTCAGCTAAATTGGCTTTAGAAAGGGCAGAACTAAGTTATGTCGATGCAGTTAAAAGTTATGGTCCGGCTTCTTTACAAGCAAGGGAAGCATCAAATAGTTTAAAAAGGGCAGAACTAGAACTAAAACTGGCAACAGAGGGTGTGACAAAAGCAGTAGAAGACGGTACACAAGCAATAAAAGACCATGATGCAGCTAACAGGCTTTCTAATGAAATGTATGCAAAAAGAATAGAAAATTTAGGAAATGAATATGATGGTTGGGATAGGTTAAAAATTAAAATTGGTGAAACGATTGACAAGGTAATAGAGTGGTCAAGATTAGATATTAAGATTCCTATAATTGGCGGTGGCGGTGGCGGTGAGTCTCATGTTATTAATAGACAGCATGGCGGTATTATTCCAGGGCCAATCGGTGCTCCCGTTCCTATTTTAGCCCATGCTGGAGAGAGAGTTGTACCAAGAAGCGGAGCTGATGTTGGGGGAGGTACTGGCTCAACAGTAAATATTAATATCACTGGACAATTAGTTGTAGATAATGAAACTAGGGTTAATGAATTAGCAGACCGTATCGGCAGAATGCTAGGACGGCAAAATGAGCTTGCAAGATATGGTTTGGGATAAAAATATGAAAATGAAAAGATTTTGTAAATATTGTAATAAATTATTAGCAAAGCATCGTCGTAAGGAAGCTAAGTTTTGTAATCTTAGTTGTTTTTCAAAATTTATGTGGGAATATTTTCCTCATAAAACATCTAATGGACATATTCCTTGGAATAAAGGCAAGAAAGGAATTATGGTTACAGCATGGTTAAAAGGAAAAAAAGTAGATAGAGATGTATATCCTAAAATGGGTCATTTCAGAAAACACAGTGAGGAAACAAAAAGAAAAATATCATTAAAAAATAAAGGTAACCAGTTTTGGTTGGGGAAAAAACATAAATTAGAATCAATTAAAAAAATGAGAGAAGCACATCTCGGAAAAAAATTAACAAAAGAACATATTAGGAAAGCATTATGTAGAAGAAAAATATCTAGTTTGGAAAAAAGAGTTCTTGTCGTTATTAAAAAATATAATTTGCCTTATAAATTTGTTGGTAATGGAAAATTTTTTATTGAAAGAAAGTGTCCAGATTTTGTAAATACAAATGGGGAGAAAAAAGCTATAGAAGTATATTCCAGAAGACATAAAGGATTATTCAAAGGAAATGTTGAAAAATGGAAAGAAGAAAGACAAAAAATTTTTGCTAAATATGGATGGAAAATTATTTTTATAGAAGATTATCAGACGAATAAAGAAGAAAATATTTATTTAATGTTAAAAAAAGGAGGTAAATATTTCAACACCAACATTCGATAATTTTTCGTTACAAGATAGTAATTATATAACAGAGGAGATTATTTATCGTACTACTCCTAGGCGTGATATTGTTATGGAAAGCATTACTCGGAAGCCTGGGAAAAAACTTATATCTCAAGAGTTTGCGGAAAGAAAAATTACTTTAGCTGGTTGGATTATAGCGAGTGATAGTAGTGATTTAATAGCTAAAATTGATGATTTGCATAATAATTTGACGAGAAAAGGTGAAGGAATTTTCGCAATAGACGCTGATAGAAATATTGATGCTATGGTTAGTATTGTCAGTATTGGCGACCCGCATTATTCTCAGAATATAGTTCCTATGGAGATAGAATTTATTGCTTCGGAACCATTCTTTAAAGGAAATCAGCAAACTGTCACTTGGACAATTACTTCTGGAACTGCATCTCAGGAATATTCTCTTACTGTCTCTGGAACTGTTTTTGCCGAACCTCTCATTATTTATAATTCTCCTGGCAGTACGGGAACTAGCACTACTTCTGGTATTGAGATTGAATATGAACCGACTGGCCAAACAGTAACTTGGTCTGGTTGGGGATTGGCATATAGTAGTTTTACTAGGTTCGATTATCAGCATCACAAAGTTTTAGAAGGGTCTACAGAAGTAGAAGCAGATGGTGTTTTTGTCCGATGGGAACCAGGAGAAACTGATTTTACAGTGACTTATAGCGGGACTGCTCCTGGAGGAACATTAGATTTTGTTTATAGACCGAGGTATTTGTAGTGGATTTAATTTGGGTATTAAAAATGTTAGGAGAAAATAATGGGTAATGTTTTAAGTTGTGATAGGGAGTCTGTTAAAATTTATCAACATTCTGGTTTTACTACTACTATTAATGCTAGTTTTACTAGTCCTAGTAGTGCTCCTGAAGGTTTGGGATTTGATGGAACAAATATTTTAAGTAGTGATACTTTAGTTGACAAAATTTTTAAGCATGCAGGTTTTTCTACTACTATTACTGATAGTTTTGCTGGTTTTAGTGGTCTTCCTGTTGATGTAGCATATGATGGAATAAATCTTTTGAGTTGTGATTATGATACTAATAAAATTTACAAGCATTCAGGTTTTTCTTCAATAGTTACTGATAGTTTTATTACTCCATCTGGTGATATTCATGGCTTAAATTATGATGGAATAAATATTTTAAGCAGTGATTCTACTTGGAGTATTAACAAAATTTATAAGCATTCAGGTTTTTCTACTACTATTACTGATAGTTTTACTAGTCCATCTACTAATCCTACTGGATTAGGATATGATGGAACAAATATTTCAAGTGCTGATACAGATTCTGATAAAATCTATAAATATTCAAGTTTTTCTTCAACAATTACTGATAGTTTTGCTAGTCCTTCTGGTTATCCAACAGGATTAGCAGATGATAGTTGGAGTGGGGAAACAACTACTTCTACTTCTAGTACTACTACATCTAGTTCTACTAGTTCCACTACTACTAGTAGCTCTACATCAACTTCTACTACCAGTTCTACTTCTACTTCTACTTCTAGTACAACTACTTCTAGTTCTACTAGTACCAGTAGTACAACTTCTACTTCTACTTCTAGTACAACTACTTCTAGTTCTACTAGTTCTACTACAACCAGTTCATCAACTTCTACTACAACCAGTTCATCAACTTCTACTTCTAGTACTACAACTAGTTCATCTACTTCTACTTCATCTTCTTCAAGTACTTCTACTAGCTCTACAACTACTAGTAGTTCTACTTCTACATCTAGTACTACAATAGGAGGGGAAGATTTTGAAAGAAAACACTTTGTCTATAAAGTTTATGATGGCACTACTTATTCAAGAACATGGTATGACGAAGTGATAAGTGACCCTAAGTTTAGAAATGTAATTAATGGCGGACCAGGAGAATTAATTATTAAACTTGCTAGAAATTTTGATGACTTTGGTGAAGATGTTGATGTGAAGCTTGGCAATAAGGTTGAATTGTGGGTTTATGACAGACAAGTTCCTAATGGACAGTTATTATATACAGGATTCATTTCTGGTTATAGACCAATTTTAGATGGTAATACAGAATATGTTGAAATAACAGTATTAAGTTATATTTATGAACTATCTTATTTTATGCTTAGAGATAGCGGCGGAGATACAGAAATTGCTTATAACAGTTATGACCCATCTGATATTATAAAAGATATAATTGATAAGTATAGAGATGACGGGGGGACTTTAAATTATTCCGCTGATTCAATTGAGACCACTAATACCACAGTTTCTTATACCTTTAATACTAATACTGCTAAAGAAGCAATTGATAAGTGTATTGAATTGGCTCCCAATGGATGGTATTGGACAATTGATGCTTCCGGCATTGTTTATTTTAAAAATAAATCTACTGATGCGGACCATGATTTTATTATTGGAAGAAACATAGGAAAAATGGAAACATGGAGACGAACGGAAGACATTGTAAACAGAATCTATTTTACAGGTTTTACAACATCTTCAGGTACGGGCCTATATAGAACTTATCAAAATAGTGGTTCTATTACTGCTTATGGATTACATGCTATAAAAAAAGTTGACCATCGAGTTACCAATCCTACTACTGCGGATACTATGGCAAACAGAATTCTTGATGCCAAGATAGACCCAGAAATTAGGACACTAATAACAATTTTAGATAACAATGGCGTATATGTGGCTAGGGGATATGATATTGAAACAATTCAACCAGGGGAAACAATGGAAATATTAAACTTAGCAAAAGGAGAAAAAGGACTTTCTTTGTGGGATGCTATGCAATGGGACGTTGATGTTTGGGACCATACTTTGTCTTATGCCGCTGCTGATGTCATACAAATTTTGGCGACTGAATACACGCCTGATTTAATAAGGATAGAAGCATCGTCAAGATTGCCTGAAATACCAAAGAGAATTGAAGATATTAATAGAAATTTGGAGGATACGCGGACAGTTAATAATCCTGCGAGTCCAACTGCAGAATAAAAAAAGGAGGTGAAAAATGCCAACAATACCATATAGTTTCGTCGCCAACACAGTAGCTGAATCTACTAAAGTAAACTCAAATTTTAGTACTTTGGGAACAGCTATTAGACCGACGTTTGTTTTTACAGTTGTGGGAGTATTATCGACTGGAACAAGCGTGACACCTGCTTTGATAGTGCCTAGTGCTTTAACTATAGTAAAGGCATATGCTTATGTTAAAACCGTTAATACAGGAGCGGATTTAATTCTTGATATTAATAAAAATGATACTAGTATTTGGTCTGCTACTCCAGCAAATCGTTTAACAATGACTGACGGAGATGCTGATAAGTACACAACTCAGACAATTTTTGATACAACTACTTTAGCAGAAGGAGATATATTATCACTAGACATTGATTCTATAGGAAGTACCATAGCTGGTGCTGACTTAACTGTTCAATTAAAGTGTAGTTAATAAAATGACAAGATTAAATATTTGTTTAAATTGTGGAGTAAAATTTAAAAGTAAAAAACGTGACCCAAATAGATTTTTTAAGTATTGTTCACCTAGATGTTCAAATTTAGCAAGATGGAAAGATAGAAAATATCGACAAAGAATGTCAGAGATTCATAAAGGAAAACCAAATTCTAATAAAGGTAAAAGTATTCAATTTAATACTGGTAGAACCCATTTCAAAAAAGGACATATTCCTTGGATAAAGGGGAAACATCATAAGAAAGAATCTAATAAAAAAAATAGACAAGCACATTTAGGGAAAATAGAAGGTCAAAAACATTGGAATTGGAAAGGGGGCATTGCATCAGAATTAAATAAGATAAGAAATATGTTTTACTATAAAGAATGGCGTAAAAAAGTTTTTAGAAAAGATTATTGGACTTGCCAAATTTGTGGTACGAAAGGTAAAAAAATTTGGGCAGACCATATAAAGCCATTTTCATTAATTATTAAAGAGAATAAAATAAAAACAATTATTAATGCTAAAAATTGTGAAGAGTTGTGGAATATTAATAATGGAAGAACTGTTTGTCAGAATTGTGCTTTAAAATTACCTACTCACGGTAACAGAGTTTATCAATTTATTTATAAGGAGGTAAATAATGTCTAGATTTTTAGGTTTTGGTGACAGACATGACGGAAACAAAACTATTACAGGGACAGAGGGTATTAATGAAGCTAGTGGCTGTAATGGAACAAGTGGAAGTAATTCTTTAACTCTGGCACAAGCTACAAGTGTGGCAGTTGGGGACTTTATTTTTATTCATCAATCTCAAGGTATTACACCTGGTTATTGGGAAATGGGTAAAGTTGATTCTTATGATTCTCTTACCAAAATTGTTACTTTGGTTCATCCTCTGCAAGCTACCTATACTTATAATACAGGAAACGATATCCGTGCTCAGGCAATTATAACACCTCAGTATGGAGATTTTACTATTGATAGTGGGGGCATTTGGTTGCCTCCGAAGTGGGAAGCAATTAACTCATTTATCGGTGGTATAGGAGTGGTTTGTGTAAATGGTACTATGACAGTAACAGGGACAGTAAAAGGACAAGGAACTTATCAGAATGGTGGATATAAAGGAGCAAATGGAGTAAATGAACAAGATGGTGGAACGGGGGAAAATGAAATAAAT